CCTGACCTGTACGTGTCCCAGACCCTCGTGGCCTGGCTCTGGACGGCCTACCCGCCCCAGACTGCCTGGGACGCGGTACGGCGACTGATGGCGTCGGCGGCGGTCATGGAGCAGTTACCGGAACGGTATGGGCATCGGCACACGGTCGGCCCGATTTTCGATCCGACGGATTCTCACCAGCGGGAGACGCTGGCCCGGACGTGGCCGGAGTTGAAGCGGTTGCTGTTTCTGCGGTACGGGCCGATTCCGATGATGCACAGGACAACCAAAACATGACAACCCGACTGCGTGAGCAACTTATCCGTCACGAGGATCTGCGGTTAAAACCATATCGAGACTCGGTCGGGAAGTTGACGATCGGGGTGGGTCGGAACCTCGACGACGTGGGCATCTCCCGTGAGGAGGCACTCCTGCTGCTCGACAACGATATCCTTCGGGCACAGACGGCGGTCATCCGGGAACTGCCGTGGGCGGTCGAGTTGGATCGCCAGCGGTTTGAGGTCCTCGTGAACATGGCGTATAACCTGGGCATCAGGGGCCTACTGGGCTTCAGGAAATTCTTGGCCGAGCTGCACGACGGACACTTCGAGGCGGCGGCAAAAGAGATGCTGGACAGCCGATGGGCCGAGCAGGTCGGCAGGCGGGCCCAAGAATTGGCCGGGATCGTGAGGACGGGCGAGGACCCTTTCGGGAGGAACGATGGTGGCGATCAGATTGGCTAGAGGGAAGGAACGACTAACCCGTGGAGCCTGATGGCCCTCTGTTTCGTTGCCCCGCGGCACTGGACGGCGTCAGACACGTGTAAAGCCATCGGGCACGTCTGGTGCTTGGTCTTTGGACTGGTCGCGTGCTGCGACCGCTGCTGGGCCACCGTCCTGTTGGGCGGCGGCTAAAGGAGGATGACCGTGGAAGGGTGGAAGACAAAAATCGGTGGTGGCCTGGCGATCGCTGCGGGCGTCTTGGGCTATGGCGTGACCTTCTTCGGCTATCCAGGACTGACCTGGGACGTGGCCATGGGCATGGTCAGCGCTGGCTTCATCGCCCTCGGCCTCGGGCACAAGTTCGACAAGATCAAGGCCGTGCTGCAGGCTGGTACCAAGCCCTCGTAGCCATGCGCTGGTGGGCTGGGTGATCCTCGGTACGGCACAGGTGATCGCGGGAGTGATCGGCTGGTATGTCATCCCGCTGATCTGGGCGGTGGCGTTCCATCACTGGTAAGAGAGGCGATCCCATGCCCATCTGGATCGGTCCGGCGATGAAGTGGGGCCTCGTCTTGGCTCTGGTACTGACCGTCTGGGCCTTCATCCGGTGGGGGCTGAGACGGGCGGAGAGAAGCCAGGCCTATCAGGACGAGATCACGCGCCTGCGTGCAGAACGGGAAGAGGACAAGCGAAAGTTGGCGGCTGCGGCTGCGGCCCTGGAGGTACTCCGTGCGGCACGTCGGAATGCTGTTACTGGTTTGCCTAGTGACTTGGGCATGCAGTCTCGGGAGAAGCCAGACCGACGCCCCGTGGCCGAACCCCCCGCTGGCTGAGAAGCCCGCCCTCGACTTCAGCAAGGACGGGCGGACCGGTGCGGTGATCATCTCGGCCAAAGACGAGGCGACCATCCAGGACATCGCGGTCATGTTCACGGGCAAGGCCTGGGAACAGTTCTCGGCCTGGGTCAGCCAAACCTACGAGGATGGGAAGGTGCGGTGGCGGGTCCTGGAGGAGGCAAACCGGCGCTGATGGTCAAGCGCTGTTCCTTCTGCGGGGGAGAGCTGAGACTCCCGACGGATCTGCTGGCGGCGCCGCTGTCGCGGGTGTGCGCGGTGTGCGGAAGGCTGACGGAGATCCCTGACGATTTATGGCAAGACGGTGACTCCCCGAAAGAGGGGCCGCTACTGCTCCAGCGGCCGAGTGATTCATGTCCGCCCGGCATGCCCTGATATTCGTTGCAGTCTTGGCTGCAACGATGCTAAGCGCACAGCGCATAGAGCAGAGCGACGGCGCACCGATGACGCCGGTCGAGTGCGGACTGCAGTACCGCAGTTGCCTCTGCCGATTCGTGGAATATCACGGGTGGCAGTGTACGGGATTCACGGCTCGGCCGGCCTCTGAGGAACCCCCGAAGTTCCCCGATGTGGAGCGGTCCAGGCCCATCCCGCCAGATCCAGCCGACATCATCCCCATCCAGTAAACAGCCACGGGCTTACGCCGATGGCATTGCAGATACCTGACAGGCAGGTTCCGCGTGCGGTCGGTTTACGGCGACCCTGCGGATGTTCTCCGCAGCGATCCAATCGGCGAGTCCAGCGAACCCGCAGGATTGGCAGGAGAAGAGGGATTGCGACTTCCGATTGGCTTTGTCCACAGACCCGCAGGCCGGGCAGGGCCGGCTCGTGTTCTTCGGGTCCACGAGGAGCAGGGGCACCCCCGCTCGCTTCGCCTTGTAACTGACGAAGGCCCGCAATTGCCCGAAGGCCCAACTATGCAGCGTCGCCCGCTGGCCGCAACGAACAGTGAGCCGATCACGGATGCCTGTCAATTCCTCCAGGGCGATCGCGCGTCCGGTGTCTTTCGCGGTGGCGACGAGGGCCTTGCTGATACAGTGGTTGGTGTGGGTAGCAAGTCGCTGTTCCTTTCGAGACCGTTTCTTGAGCAGCCGCTTAGCCGCCTTGGTGCCTTTCTTCTGAAGTCGTTGGCGAAGCCTGCGATGCCGGTGGCGCAGACCATTCAACCGTCCCGACGAATAGATGCGTCCATCCGAATCCACGGCGATGTTCGTCACGCCCAGGTCCACCCCGAGGGCATCGTGGAAGTCTCTCGGCTCGGGCTCCTGCACCTCACAGGCCGCCAGCAGGAGGAAATGCTTGCCGGTATGGACCAGATCGGTCTCCCCGAGGCGGGTCGTCAGGAGGACCCGTTGCCTGGTCCCACAGACGAATGGAATCCATTGGCGGCCGTCCACAGTCCAGATGGAGACGCGGCTCCCAGTCAGATCCCATCGGAGGATGCGGTCATCGTAGGCAATCCCAGATGTGGGCCGGAACTTCCGCAGGGCCTTGCGATCCAGCTTGTACGCATCGGCGACCTTAGCGATCACGCGCACGGCCATCTGGGCGGTCAACGCGAACCGGTCCCGAATCTCCCGGTAACAGAGGTCGTGCAGCCGGTACTGGCCGAACGTCTTCGTGTTCCAGGCTTGGGCACTGACGAAGGTGCAGGCGGCGTTCGCCACTTCCAAGGTGCGCCGAAGGGCGATCCGTTGTGTGGCGGTCGGCAGCAACTTCACCTGGGCGATCAGTTTCATGGCTCAAATATAGAACCATCCCTCCCTCAAGTCAAGCAAGAAATCGGCGCTCCTCCCCGCCCTCACGGGCGGGGTCTCCGCGCCGGGAGAGTCTGATGAGCAGCGGAGCCAAACGGCCGGGCTCCAACATCGTCGTCGGCGTCCCCATCCCCAGGAAGCAGTACGGGACCTACAAGGAATTCCAGCGAAGGGATTATCTGCCGGCGGAG